CGTACTACAAAATGCTCCAACCGCAGGACAAGAAGCAGAAGTTCTTGTTGTCGGTGGAACAAAGATTGTTGCTGGAGCCGCTATCGGCGAAGGCGCACTAGTCGGAACAGGTTCAACAGGTAAGGCCGTGGCTTTAGTTGCAGGAACTGACACAACCAAATATGTCGTGGGAACACTACTAACAGAGTCAGGTGCTGATGGCGACATCGTAACTGCAGTTGTTAACTGTGCAAACCCAGGCAGAGCGGCATAAGGGGGAATAACAAATGCCACAGCCAAATATAAACTCCGTTCACGTAGATGCGATTTTGACTAACATCTCAGTTGCTTACCTACAAAAACAAGAAAACTTTATTGCGGACAAAGTATTCCCAGTAGTCCCAGTAGATAAGAAATCAGATAAGTACTTTGTTTATACAAAGAACGACTGGTTCCGTGATGAGGCTCAACGCCGTGCAGATGCTACTGAGTCAGCAGGTTCAGGTTACAACCTAACCACTGGCACATATGCTGCAGATGTATGGGCTTTCCACAAAGATGTGGGCGACCAAACAGTTGCTAACGCAGATGCTCCTTTGAATCCACTTTCAGAGGCAACTGAGTTCGTAACTCACCGCCTATTACTTCGCCGTGAACTACAGTTCGTAAGCGATTTCTTTACAACTGGCGTATGGGGAACAGACATTACTGGTGTCTCAGGTGCTCCATCTTCAGGACAAACAAAGCAATGGTCTGATTACACATCTTCAGACCCAATCAACGACATCGAAGAGGCTAAGTCAGATATTCTTAGCAACACAGGTATGGAAGCAAACACTCTCGTACTTGGTTATGAAACCTTCCGTCAGTTGAAGAATCACCCAGACCTAGTCGACCGTATCAAGTACACAAGTTCTCAAACAATTACAGCAGACATGATTGCTGCTATGTTTGATATCCCAAGAGTACTTGTTGCTAAGGCAGTCAAGGCTACAAACAACGAAGGTGCAGCAGGAGCGTATGGCTTTGCTTATGGCAAGGGCGCACTACTAACACACGTTGCTCCAAGCCCAGGATTGCTAACTCCATCAGCAGGTTATACCTTCTCATGGACAGGTGTATCAGGTGGTATCGGCTCCACAATCGGCGTAAGTTCATTCCGTATGGAATCACTAAAGGCTGAGCGTGTTGAGGCTGAAATGGCGTTTGACAACAAGGTAATCGGTTCAGACCTCGGTTACTTCTGGTCATCAATCGTTGCTTAATTAAGTTCAACAAAGAGGGAGGGTCTGTAATGGCTCTCCCTCTTTTATTAGAAAAGGAAAAATAAATGCCACAAGTAAATCGAATTTCACGAGGTGAAGTTGCTGTAGGCGCTTTGCAAGTTGGAAGCAATGACACTGTTTATGGTATGGAGTTTGGAACTGTAGCGTTAGACCCAGGTTCTATTAGCACCGTATCTCGAGGAACTGTAACCTTCACCTTAACTGGTGCGGCTACAACCGACATTATCATTATGAATCCGCCAGCAACTTTGAATGATGACTTGTTATTTGTAGGTGCAAGAGTAACTGCAGCCGACACAGTAACAGTTTATCTATACAATCCAACAGGCGGGTCTATAAATGATGGAGAATTAACTTGGTCTTATATGTGGATTGATACCACTGCATAAGATGAAAGCCAAAATTCTTAAGAGAATGACTGTTGACGGCAAGATTATCGAACCGGGCACAGTTTTAGATGTAACAAGTTGGCGCACGGCGGCATCATTGAAAAATAACCGCTACATTGAGTTCGTTACGGACGAACCAATAAGTACTGCCAAAGAAGAAATCAAAAAGGCTAAGTCAAAACAAGAAAAAGACTTAGACATTAAGTAAACTTAGAGGGGTGGTTAGTAATAGCCACCCTTCTATCTAAGGAGTTTTATGGCACTCGCACATGCACAAGTCACGGTGACAACCACGGCAACTTTATTGTCTGCCGCAGACGCAGGACGAGATGGACAAACAGTTTTAGTACAGAACCCAACAACTGGTGTAAATGTTTATATTGGCGGAGCAGGCGTAACTACTACTTCATACGGTTTTCTATTACAAGCAGGAACGGCTTTTGCCATTGACCTACAAGTAGGCGAGGCTTTGTATGGAGTTGTGGCTTCAAGTACTCAAGCAGTTGGAGTAATTAGGCAAGGAGTCTAGCCATGGCAATTTCGATTATTCAGTACCCAGTTCCTCAAGTACTTGTCGATAGCAAGGGCGATATGTTCGTCGCCACAGCCGACAACACAGTAGGCAAACTTTCAGTTGGAGCAAATAACACGGTGCTCACAGCCGATTCAAATGAAACAGGCGGAGTTAAATGGAGTACGCCTGATACATCTCAGGCAGAAATCGCTGGTTTATTTTTCTTTAGTTAGGAGTTGTAATGCCTTTACCAGTAAACCTAACTACTATTACAGTTACAGGTACTTATTTAGACATTGCTGGTAATCCTATTGCTGGCCAAGTAAAATTTACTCCAAGGGCGGTCTTAAAAAACGTAACTAGCAACATTATCTTAATTAACTCTACGATTACGGCCACTCTTAATTCAAGCGGCGCATTTTCGCAAGTTTTAGTTGCTACAGATGATACAGATGCCGCACCCTTAAATTTCACATACGAGGTCGAAGAAGCCTTTATTGGCGGGCGCACTTATGATATTTTATTACCAAGCAGTACTCCAGGCGGAACAATAGATTTAGCCGACGTTGCCCCAGCCGTGGCTGATGACGGCTCAGGCTCTTTGTATATTAGCACCGAAGATTATGACGCATTGGAAGCCCGAGTTACTGCTGTTGAAGCCTTAGCCACAGCCGCTGATACTTTATTTGGAGATTTAACTACTGAACTAAATGCCGCTATTGCCACTTCAGATACTCATGTTGCGTTGATAAACAGTTACATTTTAGCAATGGGTAACATTATGGATAATAAGGGAAGCATAAATTCATTACTATTTCCCGCTAAGGTGAACTAATGGCTCTGCCCGGTAATATAACTACAATTACCATTACAGGCCAGTATATTGATTTCAAAGCAACTCCAATAGCAGGCCAAGTCAAAATAACTAATTCAAGTTTTTTAACTGACGCTGCGGCGGACCGCATGATTGTGCCGACTACTATCACTGCTGACCTAGACGCAAATGGTGCATTTAGTTTAACAGTGCCAGTAACTAATGACGCAGATGTTAGCCCACTAAATTACACTTATACTTTTGAAGAGGCATTTATAGGAGGAAGCACTTATACGATATCTTTGCCTGCAAGTTTGGGCGCAAGCGTAGATATTACTGATTTAAGACCAACGGCTACTGTTGTAAGTTATATCCAGCCAGCCTCATACGATTTGTATGCCCCATTAGAGGCTAGAGTCGACCAAGAAGAAGAAGATTTAGACGATGACCCTGAACTAGTAGCCGACCCCACTTATGTAAATCTTACATTGTATTTAGACACTTACGCAGACTTGGCTTCCGAATTTGGTACATACGCCGCAGTTGATGGAACTCCTTTACACCCTGAATTGAATTTTTCTGAAGCAAGAATACAAGCAATTATTGACCGCATCGCTGATTTATATGACTATACAGCGAGCAGTTTAGAGTTAAGAGATACTGTCGATACAGGGCAAGTGTCAGGAAGCACTTATTCTCACTTAGCCTTGAAAAGAGGTACTTACGCAGGACTGGCAAGTGCTTACGCAAATTACGGCGCAAGTACTGCTGCCGCTCAAACTTGGACCTATTCTCAAATTGGCTCGGTAATAAACAACATTGGCTACGCTCTTAGTGGAACTGGCACTTTAACCGACCCTTACTTAGCGATTACAAGAAGCGTAACTGATGGGTCTTATGGTGCATTAGCAGCGCAAGGTCTAACTTACGCAACCTTGGCCTCTACTTACGCAAACTATGGCGCCGTTACTGGCGTGGTGTTCACCTTCACCTACAGGGACACTGCTGATATACTCAGGACAGAGGCGTATCGTCTAAATAGACTTTTGTTGATTGGAGCGAAAAAATAATGGCATTGACTTACAAAGTTTTAGCCCAAAGCAATCCAAGCGCTACAACTAACACAGTTCTTTATACTTGCCCTACTCAAACCTCTGTCGTTCTTTCATCTATAGTCGTATGTAATCAGGCTGGAAGCGGTGCTACATATCGTATAGCCGTTCGCCCGAATGATGAAACTTTGGCGGCAAAACACTACATTGCATACGACCGCAGTATTGCGGCTAATGCGACTGAAACCCATACAATAGGCATAACTATGGACGCTGCTGATAAAATAACTATTTATGCCTCTAATGCCACCATGTCGTTTAACGCCTTTGGTGTAGAGATAGTTTAGGAGAGAAAATGCCAACCACACCAGCAGGTATAAGATACCCAAGTTCGGGCGATTCAATCAACATCCCTCAAGATTTACTTAATTTAGCGACAGATGTTGATACTTATGTCCAAGCGCAAGTAGGTAGTGCCGCTACGGCTTCAAATACCCTTACATTTACAAACAAAACTTTAACCTCACCAATCATCAATGGCGACGGAGTTGTATTTGAGGGCGCCACTGCTGATGCTTATGAAACTACCCTTACTGTAGTTGACCCAACAGCCGACCGAACAATCACTTTACCAAACGTTACGGGAACAGTTATCACCACAGGCAACCTATCAGACATAACTGATATAGGTGTATTTACAGGCTCCATTACTATTGAAGGAACCACCGCAGATGGCTTTGAGACTACTTTAGCCGTTGTGGACCCTACGGCTGACCGCACCATTACATTCCCAAATGAAAGCGGCACAGTCGCCTTGCAAGAGAACATTGAAATCGCCGTAATTATGGCAGCGTTTTAGAACCCAAGTAATGTAGAATTTCACTTAGCGGAGTGGCTAACGAAGGAGCAATAAATGGCAAACACAGCAAAGGCACTTTTCAGAGGTGCCGCAACAACAACATTAACAACTAATCTTTATACAGTACCATCGGCAACAACAACAGTTATTACAAGTATTGCGGTATGCAACGCTGGTGCGGCGGCTGCTGACTTTACTCTTTCTATTGGTGCAAGCGGTTCTGAAGTCAAACTCTTTGATGAGACAGAAATTGCTGCCGACACCACTACTATTATTGACTTAAAGCAAGTCTTACCTGCGACCCATGTAATCGACGGAGGCGCAACTTCGACTGATGTTACTTTCCACATTTCAGGAATGGAGATAGCATAAAATGGGTATTCAAACAATTCCAGCACCTGCGGCCGCAGGTGGCGGTGATGCTGCTTTCGCATCAACTTTATCTGCTATGTCCACAACTTACGAACATGTACAAGCCTTTGAGGCTGGAATTTACGATGTAGAGGTAGTTCCCTCAACAACACAAGTCGGCATCATGCTAGTTGACGCAACTAGCCTGCTCGTAAATACGAGTACAACAAGCGGTATTGTTTCAGTACAGTTAAACACACCAGCAACAAGATTATATGTAACAGGCCTCGAAGGCGGCACAGCAGGCGCTATCGTAAAAATGACAAAAGTAGCAGAGATTTTGTCTCCTGATGATATTGGAAATGGAACTCTCGATACTATCAACGCCACAGGTACTTACAACCAAACAGGACGGTTAGCAGTTTTGGCTTTCGGCGGAGGTTCTGCTGGAACTAAAGGAGGCATAGGGTACTACGCAGGCGGAGTGGGTGGCGCCTCAGGCGGTGTCGCACTTGGCGTTGTTTACACTAATACTGCTACAACAGTGACTGTCGGAGCAAAAGGTGTAGCGGCAACATCAAATAACACAAATATAGTTGCTCCAAATCAAAGTTCGTTTGGCAATTTATTGACATCTTCAACAAACTCCTTCTTTTGGACATCGGGTGCTGGCACTCAAAGCGGTGGTAACAGTGGGGGCGGTAATGGCAATGCAAGCCGTATATTTAGTTCCTTTAATGGCAACTCTACAACTGGTGGTGGCGCAAGCGGTGGCAAAGTACAGAATTATGGAAACGCAACAGGCGGAGGTTCTTCTGGTGGAGGCTCAGGCATAGGAACTGGCGGAAAACCAGGGGCAATGCCCGGTGGCAACGGTAGCAATGTGAATCCGACTACGGCTGGAACTGCCGCAACAGGTAAGGCAGCAGGAGGCGGAGGAGGAAACTCTACTGGCAACAACAATCCAAATGCTGTTGGTCGATTTGGTACAGATGGAAGCGACGGTGTCGTGTACGTCTTGAGAGGTTGGTAACATGGAAGAAAAAAGAGTTGCACTTATTAAAGATGGGGTTGTCTTCAACATCGTTGTTGCTCAGTCAGCGCCTGAAATGGCGACTTTGTTTAATTGTTTAGCAATTGAAGTCACAGAAGCAACAGGCCAAGCCTATGTGGGATATGGATTTGCGGATGGCCAATTCGCCTCTCCGCCACCACCTCCTGCTGATATTATCAGCACAGAAATCCCGCCAGAGGCGCTCGCTGCTCAAAACCAAAATTCTTAAACA